CCCGCCGGAAGTTCCGCCGCCATTGAACGGACCATCTCGTTGACTTGCCGTTGGTCAGTTGCCGGAGTGGATGCGAACAGGTTGGCGTCGTTGATTTCCGCTACCGCATCGCCCCATAACAGGCCGTGCTCAAACGTGGTGCCGCCAGCCGCGATGGTGCGCTCAGTTTCAATAGCCAGTCCGTCGAAGATGTCTTGCGTATCGGACTGAGTGACGATGTACTTGCCGGTGATGGGATCAATCCGAGCATCTAGGACGGCGTCGCTTGCGCCTTGCAGGAGGCACTTCGCGTTAGCGGCGAACATGCCCTTTTCGGCTTCGTAGGAACGCCGCACTTGATTGGCGCTCAACGCCACGCCCTTCGTAATTCTGAACAAGGACAGTTCACCGTTAGCCAAAGCTCCGGCTCCATCGGACCGCTGACCTATGTGAAGAACCGCCGAGGCGTCGGTGATCCCTGTAACGCCTGTCGCGTCGGAACGGGCGCGCCGAACGCCGTCCACATAGACCTCTTGATAATTGTCCGAGGTCCGTTGGACCACTATGTGGTGCCAAACGCTATCATCAACAATTAGACCCGACGACCCGGTTGTGTTTCCGCTGCTGCCATCATCAATGCGAAAGCTAAGGGTGCCAGTTGTCTCAATCCAAGCTGTGAAATACGCGCCAGTTCCATCGGTTCTCCATCGAGCAAACACGTATTCGATGCCGCCGGAAGTATCCCCTTGCTTAAGCCAAAACTCGACACAAAACGCGCCGCTCGACATATCGAAATCGGTATCGTGGGCGCGGCTTAGGTAATTAGTCCCGGCACTAAAGCCGCTGTATGCCATCAATTCCGCGCCAGTCTCAACCGCTGCTGCGGTGATGGTGCCGTTCTCAGTTAGCGTGTTGGATTTGCCGGAACGATCAGCGGTCTTTGAGTTGGCAAGGGCGGCGAGAACACAAGAAGCGTCAACTTGGCCCGGCATATATCCCGAGTTGTAGCTATTTGTAATAGCAGCGGTTGCCCACGCCTCAGATGTTCTATTTCCCGCAAGAATTGAAGCGGAAACAGAACCGGGTAAGTAGCTACCAAAGTAGCTAATCAAGCCATCGCTACGACCAACAAGAGTTTGTTGAGCGCCACTACGAATAGTGTTGACTGTGCCCGTTAGAGGATAACCACCACTCCCGTCAAGTGCTGCAATCGACCATGATGCGTTGTCTCTCGCGTAACTAATAGACCCATAGTATGTGTTGCCAGCGGTGTTGCTTTCGTAAATCAGAAAGTCGTTGTGAACGCCGACAATGTTGCTCAGAGATGTGTTCGCTGGGGCTGCGACAACTGTGCCGTTGTCCATGATGCCGTCGAAATCTTTTGTGGCACCAAGCCCGATAACAAAGGTTGGCACAGAGCCACCAGTGCGCGGATCATAGGGCGCACCACCAGCAATCGTCGCATTGACAGACTGAACATTGTTATCAGAAAGCGCGGGGGTGGTGCTTGCCGTCAGCGAACGCGGCCAACCATCGGTACGCTCGGCCCACGCCCCATCATGCGGGTCAACAATGTGAAAGCCTTGGTCGCTGGTGCCGACAATCACATAGCCCATGCTTGCTGCAATGCTCGTCGGCGTGGCACCCGTCAACGTCAACGTCGCAAGTGGCGTTGCGCTCGCAAGCGTACCAGCCGTCAAATCCCAGATGTTGACTTCGGCATTTGCGCCACTGGTCTCGACCGTTGCAAGCATTAGTGAGGTCCAAACCGACCCGTTGCTGAACGCGCCAGCCCACGCCTTGCCATCAACTGATGGCCCGACGAGACAGGTGTCAATGAAACTTGGGTTGCTCTGGATGATCCCGCTAACGGCGCTTGTGTCTAAAGAAGTAAATGTCCCAGCACCGGCTGTGCTACCGCCAATAGTAGCCCCGTCAATCGTTCCTCCATCAATGTTGACCGAAGGAAGAGCAAGATTGGCAAATACCTGAGAGACAACAGCACCAGCACCAGCGCCATCAAATTTCAGAAGGACATCTTCGCCATTCAGAATTTCATAGTCATTACTGGCGTTGTAGGTTCCCTGAAAGACAATGATTGATCGGCTGGCAGAGAGACTGTTTCTGATGTGAACGATCTTTTCGGAATCGTTGGGCGTCAGTTGGACATAAGCCGTCGCGCCAAGATCGCCGCCATCAACAAACTCGATGAACTTATTGCGGCCATTCGATACCGCTCCGTCTGTAATAGGGAGCGAATTTGGCGATCCGCTAGAACCGGCAGACGCAAGGGTAATCGAGATGATGCCGTCAATAGACTGGTCAAGAATNTCAAGATTGGTATTTGTGGTGTTTCCCCAAGTACCCGATTGCTCGCCAGTAGCAATCTTCTCGATGCCAAGATTTGTAGTATATGTGCTAGGCATTGCTTATCTCTCTATGCAGCAAGGTCAGTCCAGCCCGGACTCTGCGAATCATCCACAGACTCCCAAGTCGGGGTCTGAGTAGTCGAAGTAGGTGCCCAAGACGCAGTCTGAGCATCATCTACCAGACCCCATATATTTACACTACCTACCCCAGTAATTCCAGCAACAGATTGAAGTGTTATTACTGAGCTATACTTAACGAATACTGATCCAACAGAAGATGTGGCGGAAACACCAGAAACGGGAACAGTAAATGAAACTGCGCTTGTCGCCTGACCTACAGCCCCAGCCCCCTGAACACCAGAAACGGCAGCATTAGCGCCTGCCGTAGTCGTAACTGTCCCAAGCCCGGATACGCCAGAAACCCCAGAAGCAGACTGATTAGCGTCAGCCGACTGTGTAGTGACCCCCAACCCCGAAGTAGCGCCAACCCCCGTCGCATTTCCAGTTATGGATATGGACACAGAGACAGAGGAAACAGACCCCGTTGCGGAAACCCCAGCGGGCTGAGCAACNGTAGCNGTCGATATTGTGGGAGAGCCAACAGAACCTGTTGCAGAAACGCTAGATGCAACGAGGTTTACGTCAGTAGACGCTGATACAGACCCTACACCACCAGTTGCTGCAACACCCGTAGCTGAAGCGCCAGCCCCGGCGCTTGCTGTTGGGGAGCCTACAGACCCTGTTGCTGATACCGAGCCAGATGTGACTGCCGCATCTGCTGAAACGGCAATGAAGCCAACGGCACCAACCCCAGAAACCCCAGACAGGGTCTGACTGGCAGGAATGGACACGGTAACCGCGCCAACTCCACCAGTAGCAGAAACCCCCGCAAGGACTTGGACGGCAGCAGCAGATACAGTTAGGGAACCTACGCCACCAGCAGCCGCAACCCCGGTAATCTCAACCGGGATTGGCTCACCCCACGGTCCAGAACTCCATGTATCGCGGCCCCAGCCCGTTATGTTCGCCATGGATTACTCCATTAGGCGATTCGGATGATCGCGCCAGTAGCCGTAGGTGATGGGAATTGAACCGTAAAGTCGCCAGACGTAGAGGACTTGGTGCCGCCAAAATCAATGACAGCAACAGCCTTATTGGCATCCGTGCTGTTGTAGATCAGGCAACCACGGGCAGCGACAGTTACCGTGCTGAAAGTCAGGTCGTCAAAGTCGGTGATTGCCGTCGTCCCGGTGGCCTTGGGAAATGTCGATACCTTGGTAAGGGCAGCGCCACCAGCCGAATAATTGGTGCTTGTTACCTCACCGCCAGTCACATAGACCGTGGTAGAGGCATCCAAGGACGCTCCGGTGGTATAGAGAGCCAGCTTAAAGGCATCGCCACCAGTGGTGAAATTGTGGGTTCCCTCCATCAATTCTGTTTTGAAAGAGGTACACATTGCGGTGGTAATAGCCATCACAAACTCCTAACGAAAGCAGCAGCGTCTTTCATGTCCGCACGATCTAGGGCCTGCAAGACAAGAGAACGCTCAGCCCTTTCGCCCATCTTAATATAACTCAGCAGAATATGGTACAGATTTTTTCTGTATGACTCAGCCTGAGACTGTATTTCAGGCGGCAAGTCTTTTCCGACGTAAATAATCTTCTTGAGTGCTATTTCGGCAATTTCTTCTGGGGTGTGCGGTCTGCCAGAAGTAACAGAAATCTCTACTTGCCCAAGCTGGACATCAAACATTAGCTAACAGCCTGCCTTAGTGATCCGTATCTGTATTGATCCTGACGATCCAGCCCCTCAGCCATGTTCTTCAGCCTGCCAAGGGCCTCAATATAACGCTCATTGTAAAGCTGAATAAGCTGCGGCTCGCCCTTCATAAAGGTATAAGCCTCAACAAGACTCGCGTAAAGCAGTGCAAGGGGAGCGTTGGTGCTGAGCCACGTTGTGCCACCTTCTGCCCCAGCCGTAAGACTATTGGGGCGGTAGAAGTAATGCACTTCTGCCGTGTAGTTAGCGTCAGGCGTGGGGGCAATAACAAAGGTCGTATCGTCAAAGTTAGCGTAGTATTTTGGCGTCCCGGTCACCGTATCGTCTGGATTGTAGTCAGCAATAAAGGTCGGGTGCTTCTGGAGAAGCTCCACATACCCGCTGGCCGGTTTAATCGCGAGAGAGAATACCGCAAGGATATCAGTCGGTTTCGTCAGGTACTTGTTGCCAGAACTCATGGTTCCGGTCTGATTCTTTCGGAATACGTCGAACTGAACCTCCTTCAGGATGCGCTCTTCAGCCATCTGAATGAAGTTATTGAGATTGTTGACGAAAGTGGTTTCGTCGTTCTCCGTATAATCCTGAATCGCGGTCTTCAGGGTTGCAAAAGTCCAAGACATTTATGCCTCCACAGTCACCGGGCCAGCAGAGGCAACATCGCCACCACCATTCTTAGACCCAACAGTTGCGGTGCCCGAAGACGCCGTAAAAGTATATGTATCAGAGTCCACTACAGTAATCGAATATCCTGAAGCGTTCTGCAATACCGCAGAAGAAAACCCATCAAATGGCTCACAATTACGGAAGGCAACAACATCCCCCGTGGATCGGCCATGAGCAATCTCTGTTACAGTAATAACAGCAGAACCGGCAGTTGAACTAAGGAATGGGTCGGGATTCAGAAGAACCTCTACCGGAGGCTCTACCCGATCATTTCTGGCGTTCCTGATTGCTTCTGGGTCAGCAACGACGCGGGGTGGCGTAAGCTGCGGATGCTTGGGTTCATATTCGTCTTTTCCGACAATGAACCCGTTCCACTCACGGCGAACGTCCCTCTTGAGGTAACGAACCCCGCTACGATCACTCGTTACATACGAGTATTTCCCTTTAGCATATGCCATCTTTCGGTGGCTCCACTTCGACTACAGACCATAGTTTGTTCTGGTCATTATAGTCTAACTTGATCTTGTTTCCGTAATTATATAAGGGCAGATCACGGTATCCGTACAGCCTGTCCTCATCAGGAACATTAACGTCCAGAAATGTGCTGGACGGCCCAACCTGAATCTCAATGCCAAATGACCGGACAGCCATTCCACACAGAAACTCGCAGCAGCCGCGACCCGCTTCAGCCATATGGCGGTCGTGAGCATACGAGAAATCAACCCCGTAAAGCTCAATTTTCCTGACCTCATTGGCAATCGCATAAGCAATGGCGTAGGCAGCGGTATTGTTGAAGTAAGGAACCCCAATCTTTGCCACGACTTCCGTGATCGGATAGAGCTTCAAGCCCGGAGCGCGTGGGTCTAAGGCAACCGTATAAATCGGTCCCGGATGTCTGGGGAGCCACTCCCTCATGCCGAAGGTCATAGGACCGGCAAGTTCCGTATCAAAGAACCGCGCCACAGGGTCCATCATAAAGACCCTATCGTGTTGAATCACACCGGCCATGCTGTTGATAGCCCAGACCTCATCCGCTACTTGCGTTTGAGACCCCTTGGAAGCCGATTGTTTAATGAAGTCAGCGTTGCTGGCCCCCATCGCCACGATGGCGACGGACTTGCCCTTCAGGGAAGAATCCATGTGCTAGTATCTGTATCCGAGATTTATGAACATCGACGGGCGGTCGCGATCCATCGCCATTGCCCGCATTAGCTCCTCTTCATACAAAGCCTTCAGGATTTGCATTCTCTCAGGAGCGCGTTTAATCGATGTGTAGTAAGCTAATCCTGCGGCAAGGGCAGGGAAAAATCTAAACGGCACTCCCATGTCATTCTGGGCTGCATCCGCGTCATCCATTCTTACGAGTCGATCATAGATTATGGTGTCGGTGCTGTTCTCCGGGGCCTGCCAGAGCTTAATAACCGGAGTGATCTGGCGATCTAAGAAGAACTGCGTAGGACGCCCGCTGGCATCCTTGTCAGGAATCTGAAGGTATTCTGAGCGGCCAATGCGCTCAAGACTGATATCGTTGCCGTCACGACGAATGATGGCAGAAACAATATCAATCGTATTCTGAGTGTCTACAAGACTGGGGGCAGTTGTGACCGTAGTGGTCGCTCCACTTGTGCCGCCCGTGATGGTCTCTGAGGCCGTAAACGTGCCGTTAGGAACCGTCAGGTTCATTGTAGTGGAGGTTGGCTTGCTCAGGACACTTGCCGTAGCAGCACTGGTGCCCCCGGTGATGGTTTCCGCGACAGAAAAAGAAGAACTGTCAGCAACGGTGATCGTGATCGTCCCCGCAGGAATCTCAGTAATTCCCGTAGCGACAGTCTGACTAACCTGAGTAACCGTCCAGTTGTTGACGCCCCGGTTAGCCCAGTCGGCAAGCATATAGTTCAATGAGTTACGGGCAGACTGAGCATCCCAGCCCGCCCGAATCTCAAGACCACAACGCTCGTAAGCCTCTTCTATGAAATCAGCTACAGAGGGTGTGTAGTTCTTTGAACCAGAAGTCGCCATTATTTCAGACGCTTACGGTCTCTGTCACTAATGGTGCGATCACTCTCGGGCATCAGAGCCTTCATAATACGCTCACGGTCTCTGTTACTAATGGTGCGACCACTCTCGCCCAATGCCCGCGCAATGTCTGCATTTGACATGGTCCGTCCCGAGACATCGCCGCCGGAAGCCATCTTTTTGACCTTACCGCCGCGTTTCATCATTTTTGGAGCGTTTTTACTAGCAGAGCCGCCACGCTTCATCATCTTGGCACCGTTCTTACGGGCAGAACCACCGCCACGCATCATACGCTTTTTCATCTTGTGAATCCTTATGCGAAGGTTTTAGTACATTCCATGATGACGGTGTAGGTATCACCAGCAGTGTGACCAACTGTGGTAAAAGCAACGTCACCAGTCTTCCCAGAACCGGCGTTATTGGTGAGACCACCAAAAACACGATAATCGTGGTAGCCGCTCTGGTTTTCGCCAAGCTCAATACAGAACTGGTCAGCAGTAGCCTCCCAGAGAATCTGCACCTTCATGCCGTTGCATTGCCACCAAATCTTGTCGATTGAGACACCAGTGCAAGAACGACCATCAGGAAGGGTGGAGAGAGCCGAAACATCGATTTTCGTAACGCCAGACTCTCCCGTTCCATCGCTGATGTTAGTAAACTTGAAGACAGCCGTGCGCTGGCCGTCAGCAAGCGTTTGAGAGGTTACTGCATCAGCCATGAGTTCCCCCTATTAGCTGGCTTCTGCGCCGTTGTCCGCCATCGCGTAGGTCATCAGGCCGACAAAAGTGCCGCCAGTCGCCGCAGAAGCACCGACCTTAGCCTGAACCGTCGCGTTGGCAGCCAGACCACCAGCAACACACAGAGCGCCATTCGCACCGGTAATCTCACCAGCAACGTCAACAGGAAGCTCGTTAAAGATACCATCGTTGTCAGCAGAAGTGCCGACATCAATAGTCGGNTTCGTGCCGCCCGTGCCCGCCTGAATCGTCTGGACAGACATGATAATCGCACCAGCCGGGATCGTCAGGGTGTTGCCCGTGGACGAAGAAGTGCCAATACGAACATTCGTGGCACCGGTAGCAGTCGGATCGCAGGCAAACTGGACGCTCTCAACCATGACGCCGGGGGTAACAGTACCCTTTCCGCCGCCACCATAAGAACGAACAATGCCTTGGAAGGTAGTAGTAGCCATTTGAATCTCCTGTCGTGGCTAATGTCAGCTACAGAAAGTTAGCTGTCAGGGACAAATAATTATAAGAGACAAAAAGGGGGGCAACAAGTGCCCCCCTCAATGCCGTATCGCGACGGATTACGCCCCAGTCGTACCAAAGGCACAACGGGGATCGCTGTAACCGAAGCTGTAACGCTCGCGGGCCTTAAAGCGGACGTTACCAGTCGTGAAGTCACCTTCCATCGAAGTGCGGAGAGGCGAACGCTGGTAATGCTTAAAGCCGTTGGGCGCATCGGTCTTAACNAACCACGCATCGGTGTCGGTCAGGAAGTGGTTGACCGTATAGCCCTCGGGAAGCATACCCGAGTTACGGACCGCGTTGATGTCGTTGTCAGCCGTGCCGGGGCGAAGCTGCGACTCCAACAAACGCTCAGCCACAAAGACCAACTGCGGCGGCACGATGAGCTTCATGCCACGCAGAGCCACCTTCATGTTCCGTTCGTCAACAAACGTGGAGATGCTGATGAGAGCGTCCTCAAGCGAGGTCTCATTCAGGTCCGCGTCCGTCGAAGGACGGTTCGAGAAAGTGCCACCGTAAGCCAGCGGGTGGAGGGTGTTAAAGAGCGAAACACCGTCACCGCCAGTCGCCGAGAAGCCATTGTTGAGGACGTTCGCGGCCTTCACCTGTTTGGTGTTGGACATCGAACGAGCCAGCGCCCGCGTGTAACGGGCACCAAGACGATCATAAAGATTGTCTTCCATTGCCTCTTCAGTCAGAGCGAAAGCCAGCGCGATGGTCTCGTGCGAGTACCGGGCCGTATATGCCTCCGTGGCAGTGTCGAACGTGATCGAACTACCTTCCGACTTGGCTGGCGCGGTGCCGAAGCCAGTGAGCATGACCTCTTCTTCAAAAGCACGATCAGAACTCTCCGTGGAGAAGATTTCTGCGTGTTCCTGATCGTAGCGGTCGTACTCCATTCCAAATAGAGCCGCGAGTCCCGGCTCCAGTTCTTTAGCGAGTTGTGCGCGTGAAATAGCCATTTTCTAGCCCTCCTTACACGCCAGTCTCGGTGCCGTAGAAATGCTCGTTGATACGAACAATCACATTGGCATTAGCCGAGCCTGTGGTGCTGTTTTCAGGGTCTTTAGACACGCGAACAATTCGGAACTGAGCGCCCGTTGCCGCCATAGTGCCGCTAAGTTCGGCCTTGGAGACACCGGACTGCGAGTTCCCAGTCGTGTAGGAAAGGTCCGCATTATTACCGATATTTGTGGTAGCAACCGTTCCAGCCGACTGTACCAAAAACAGTTGATTCGGGTCGTCATAGACCTGAATCTTGATGTCACTAGCAGCAACACCACCCGGATATTTATTCGAGTAGGTGGGCTGTTCCGACGTGGGGTCTGTATACGAAACTCCACCAGCAACACCGAGAAGGCGATCTCCAGCCGCAGCAAGAGCAACCACGCCGGAGGCCGTCATCTTGACAGCGTCACCTTCGTAAATTGCAGTCGCATAACCGCTAGAAATGCCATACTCAGAGTAACCGGAGGAATCCGGGCTTGAACCCGTCTTCGCTACAGGCCGAAACCCGAAAGGGGCGTCCTGATTAGCCATATTGGCCTCCTAAAAGTTAATCTTCGCTGTTTGGTCCTTTACGACCAAATGAGACTGAGCTTTTCCGCTCAGGAGAAAGTTTGGGCATCCGCGAATCATTGTCGCGCATCCAGTCGTTATCGACTGCTTCCATCATTCCATCCGTCTGCTGACGGAAGTACTCTTCGCGGTCTTCCGCGACTTCCACAGGAACCTTATGGGCGACAAGCCCCCCGTTGCCTACAAGTCCTGCGTACTTGCCTTCATCGACAACAGGTGCATCGAAACCGGAAAGGTCTTCAGCCCTTAAAGGCTCATAACCTTCCCTTTTTCGTTTGAACATATTGTTCTTGTCATCATAGCCCATAACTGACTCACGAATCCACCTATATTTATAGCCTTCAGGAGGTTCCGGGAGATCAAGCGACGATGACGGTTTCCAAGCCTTTTGACGCACTTTCTTTTCTCTGGTTTGGTCTTTTCTCGAACTGCGATCCATTATGCGTTCCTCTGCAATGCAATCTTGCTTTTCAAATAGGCTTCGTCAGTAACTCCAAGCCTTCTCGCAACTCTGCGCTCACCTTCTGAGAGTGTAGCCTTCTTTTTAGAATTAGAAGGATTGCGATTTACGCCAGCAACACTCTGGGACATTCCATTACTTTTATCAGAAAACTTGTGCGGAAATTCCTCGCGCATAATCCGGTCAATCTCCTGATAGTAAAAATCAGAAGTCGGATCGACGCCGCGAGAAACCAAGTCATGGTCAACCGCCTGAGCCGCCCCAGTCATAACAGCATCACGGCCAAACCACGGATTCTTCTGCGCCCACTGGACGGCTTTCGGATCGGGCTGTGACGGCTGATATGCCTGCTGCCTAGGCTGCTGCTGAGCTTGCTTGGGACTTGGCGTAGAAAGAGATTTTGCCCTGATCTTTTCGGCGCTGACCTCAGAAATCTTTGCAGTCAGATCGGCAACCTTGGCGTAATCGCTATCCTCGTAAGCATCTTTAAGCTGATCGCGAAGAGCCTGCTCTTGGGTCGTTAGGCGGTTATTAAGCTCAGCAACATAACCCTGATCGACAGTCTGCATACGAGCCTGCATACTTTCGGTCTGAGCCATAAGGCCACGAGCATAGTTGTAAGCGTCCTGAGCCTCCTGAGAGAGCTTATTATTGCGCTCTTCGGCAGTCTTGGCGCGAGCAACAAGCTCATTGATACGCTTCTGAACGCGGGCACTGTACTGTTCGTGTTCGCCTTCAGAATCATCTGAGGAGTCGTCAGCTTCCTGCTCAACAACCTCCTCGTCGTTTACGTTTTGTTCTTCGTTCTGATCTTCAGATTCAACGAAACTCATGGGTTCCTCAAGCGTGTTTGATGTCGTTGGGGTCTTGGACGACGGCAAGAATCTCGTCGTCATTGATAATCCGAAGCTCAGCGCCATCGATCTTAAAGCGAGAGCCGGAATATCTGGCGGTTATGACGTAATCGCCAATCTTGCACCAAGGATCAGAGTCCCCAAACTTGTCGGGGTCTCGGAAGCACAAAGGCCCCATCTTGAGAACCTTGGAGCAAACCGAAGCATACTTTTCCTTATCAACCGTAGAATCTGGCAGCCAAACA